CTCCGAAGCTCCCAAAGGGGCTCGAGTACATCGAGTTCCCGCAGCAGGACGAGGCCGACCTCGACCGCGTTGCTGAGTGGGAGAAGGCGAACCCGCCGAAGCAGGACTAACACACCGTTGATGGGGTCTGTGTCCTCGGATGCAGGCCCCATCATGGCCCATACTTTTCAAAGGAGAGACATGAAGATCATCCTGGTTAGCTACTACGACGAGGCCAAGGAGCTGAAGGAGAACCTGAAGCACCTCGACTTCGAGTTCGACAAGGTCATCAACAACCACCCCAGCTCCATCCAGAAGCTCGAAGGACTCAAGGTTGAGAAGGCCTACGTCGCACCGAGCGTCTTCGTCAACGGCATCCTGCCCGAGCTGATGGACATCCTCCTCAACAACTTCATCCGCCAGGGCATCGGCGGTCACGACGCATTCGAGGTGGTCGCGTGAAGACCGCGTACTGCCCTCGCTGCGATCGACCCTTCACCGGTGCCACAAAGCTCTTGGCCTGGCTGAAGGTGAAGAAGCACGTCAAGAACTCCCACCCCGACTACCTGCCCATGATCGAGGACTGACATGAAGTTCGGACAACGCATCAGCGGTCCCATGGGCCGTGCCGAGGAAGTCACCCTCGAACCACAGGACATGCAGAACGTGGAGAACCTGGCCACGATCGGCCTCTGGTTCCTCACCATGCCCGGTCAGTCCGTCGCCTGGGAGAACTACCTGCTCACCATTTACCACCTGCGCAACATCGAGGGCGGCAAAGAGGTGCACAAGGAGTACCCGGACGTCTCACACGAGCTGATCCTGATTGCTCTCGACCCGTCACGAGGCCCCAACCCGCTGGACATCAGTAGCTGGGCGCACCTCACCCCGATCAACTTCTTCATCCAGCTGGAGCTGCCCTCGGACGAGAAGGCGATGGAGCTCCTGGGCCTGGCAGCAAGAGGCGTGGTCGACGGTCTTCTGTGGGCTGAGCCGCCGCTCAGTGGCCAGCAGGAGCCGTGGCGTACCTCCATGCTCCAGACCTCGGCACACATGAGAGGAGAGGAGCACGGTGGAGTCCCGAACCAGTATTGACAAGTGCAGCGGCGGCAAGGGCATCGAGGGTAGCTGGCGGACACATGGCTGATCTGTGGCTTGGAGCGACGGAGGAGGACTTCATCGAGTCCCTGCGACAGAATGGACTGTCCTCCTTCGTCCCCTCCAAGAAGAAGTGTGAAGAGGTCCCGGTCAAGGGCAACCCACTAGTCACGATCCCCAAGATCATGCTGAAGCCTCACCAGGTGGACGCAGTGGCTTCCCTCAAGTCCGGCAAGATCCTGCTAGGCGGAACGGGTATTGGCAAGAGCATTACCGCAGCCGCCTACTACATGGAGCACCAGGCCCCCAGAGACGTCTACGTCATCACCACGGCCAAGAAGCGGGACTCATTCGACTGGGAGACTGAGTTCGTCCACTTCGGTGTCGGTCGAGAGATGTCTGTCGCGGGACTTCTCACGGTCGACTCATGGAACAACATCGAAAGGTTCGAGGATGTCCAAGACGCATTCTTCATATTTGACGAACAACGTCTTGTGGGTAGTGGGGCATGGACCAAGTCATTCCTTAAGATTGCCCGGAGTAATACCTGGATACTTCTTAGTGCCACTCCTGGTGACACGTGGCTTGACTACATCCCTGTCTTCATTGCTAACGGTTTCTATCGAACTCGTACGGAATTCAAGCGCGAGCACGTCGTCTATGCCCGCTACTCCAAGTTCCCGAAGGTCGAGCAATACCTAGGTGAGGACAAGCTCAACCGCCTGAAGAAGTCCATCATCGTCGAGATGCCCTACGAGCGTCACACCGTCCGACACACACACCACGTGTTGGTCGAGCATGACAAGGAGCGTCTTCATCAGGCAATGGTTCTGCGTTGGCACGTCTTTGAAGACCGCCCCATTCGAGACGTGGCCGAGCTTTTCTCAGTCATGCGGAAGATCGTCAACAGCGATACTAGTCGCCGAGATGCTGTGCTGGAGCTGATGCGAAAGCACAAGAAGCTCATCATCTTCTACAACTTCAACTACGAGCTGGACATCCTCCGCACACTGGGGGACGCTCTGATCGACGGAGAAGAAGTGGAAGTCGCTGAATGGAACGGGCACAAGCACCAACCCATCCCGAGTGGTGGGCGGTGGATCTATCTGGTTCAGTACGTGGCCGGTGCCGAAGGGTGGAACTGCACGGAGACCGACGCGATGGTCTTCTGGAGTCTGACCTATTCGTATAAGAACTGGCATCAAGCGTACGGACGGATCGATCGAATGAACACGCCGTTCAAGGACCTGTGGTACTACGTGCTCAGGTCCAACGCCGCTATTGACGCCATGATCATGAGGAGTCTCAAGGAGAAGAGGAACTTCAATGAGTCAAGTAGTGGAATCAAGTTCTAAGCCGAAAGTCCCTTACTGGTGGAGACGCCTGCATGAGGACTGTGGCGGTGAATGGGAGTTCATGCCCAACGACGAGAATTCCCTCGTTGTTGGATGCACATGTCTAGTAGATGAGGATTAACTATGGAACCACTAAACACCCCCAGCCCGATCACGGACATCGGCGAGGTCCGGCGGATCATTACCGAAGCTCGCAAACTTGGGGAGATTCCCAACCTGCGGGGGCTCAACTTCGCGGGGCAAAACTTCGGCGGCTTCGATTTTCGGAAATGCGACATGGTCGGGTGCAACCTCAGCAAGTGCACCCTCTTAGGGGCCAACTTCGGAGGGGCCAACCTGAGCAAGTCCATCATGACCGGGATCCGCATCGTCAACTCCAAGATGATCTGGTGTGATCTGGGCGAGGCGGACATGAGGGGCGCCATCGTGCGTAATACGGACATGCGTTACTCCGACATGTGCAAGGCCGACATGCGCGATTCGGAGTTGATCCAGTGCGACATGGCTGAGAGCAAAATGACCCGGGTCAACCTGGTCGGCGCGACCCTGAACGCGTCCAATCTGAGGTCGGTCTATCTGGAACGCGCCAACATGACTCGAGCTAAGCTGATGGGGGCGAACCTCGATCATGCTTGGTTGTTCGCGACGAATCTGACGGGGGTCAACCTGACCGCCACCAGTGTGCGCGGCATCGTAGGTGATCTGCTGACCGTGGACGGTCTTCCTTCCGGTGCCGTGCGACTGACGCCTACCCCGACGGGTTGGGCGCTGTGCGTCGGATGCTGGGGCGACGGCACCAGTGCCTACGACGTCGAGCGCCTGCGTAAGATGATCGCGGGTGACGTCTGGCCTGAGGCTTATGGTGCGGAACGGGAGCGACGACGTCCTGGCCTCGACGCCGTCGTGGCCCTCTGTGATGCCTACATCGCAGCGGAGTGGTCGGCGATTCCCGATCTTGCTGAGTGTTGGCTCGACAATGAGACGACCTAACCAAACGCCCTCACTATCCCAACAGGTAGAGGAAGGCGACTTAAAATCGCCACAGTCCGGGTTCGAATCCCGGGTGAGGGGCACCCTGTATCATGGCGGTGTTGTTCCGAGCTGACACGATCGCGCTAGCGAAGTCCTGGATTGTGCCCCAAGACCCCAGGCAAATCGGAACGCCCCCACCCTTTCGCATAAAAAACGTGGCCTGTAATGAACCCACCTACGAAAGGAACACCATGTTCAAGAATCGTGAAATCCGCGTTCGCCTCGCCAAAGCCGACGAGACGCCCGATCTCACCGATGCGGTTCAGACCATCGCCATCTCCCGAGACGACATCATTGCCGTCCGTGACTGGATGACGAAGGCTGGACTTGCCATCGGTGGACTCTGGCTGATCGGAAAGGCTGTCGATGCAACCTGCGAGATCGCCGTTCACCACGGAACCAAAGACTGAGCGTTCAACTCCTTATGCCCTCCTTCTGGGCATAAGGTTTTGTCTCGCAGAAGAGCTACGACGTCTTCCTGGCAGAGAAGGGCCTCACCAACGAGTTCTACTTCCCCGACATGGACAACTGAGTCAAAAGTCCACTATCTCGCATAAAAAACGTAGCCTATAATGAACCCACCTACGAAAGGAAAGACTATGTTCCAGTTCACGATGCCGTACTACTACGGCGAAGGCTCTGATCACATCGTTCGACTCACTTCCGAGGAGGCCAACGCTGTCAACAAGATCCGAATTTTCGGTCTCGTTGAAGGTGAGAATGGCGACATGTACGTCAAGACCAACCTCAACGACGCCGAGATGAAGGCCTACAACTCAGCCGCGACCGTCCTCAACGAGTACGTCGAAACACATCAGGTCCTCGCCTCCGAGACCTTCCTCGAGAACAACGAAATGCTCCGCCCCGTCGTGTGATTCAAGACCCTTACCACTCCAACGAGTGGTTTGGGTTTGTCTTTTTCTCTAGTACCGAAAACAAGTAGATGAGGATTAACCATGGCAACACCAAACACCCCCAGCCCGATCGTGGCTGTGCAGGTCGTACTCGTCCGTCGAAAGGGCGACAAGGAGACGTTGGAGAGCGTCGACATCCCGATTCGCAACCCGTTGAACGCGGACATCGAGCTCGTCACAGATGAGCGGGGTATTAACCTGGCCGTCAACGTCATGAATGACCCTCGCTACTCGATCAGCTACGTCGTCCGTACGCATGAAGCCGCCGATCACGAGGGGAAACTGCACCCGTACTGCGACGGAATCAACTCCGACGTCGACGTGGCAGGGATTCGGGCGGGCCTGGAGTACCGTTATGCGATCGAGATCGACGCCCTCGAGAGGACGGTGCAGAAGCGCGATCGGACGCTTCGGAAGCTTCGGAAGGAGCTGAAGGCCCTAAAGCAGGGCTGATCGGCAGGTTTTAGGGGCCTCGAGACACGATTTTGGACGTTTCGGGGCCCCTTGATGTCATTTTGCCAAAAACCTGGGCCCAAAACTCTTCTATTCTTGTCACTTATTATCATTATAGTATCTCCTTATATACGCGGGAAAGTAAAGAAATGATAATAAGTAGTGATTGTAAGAAAGTTTTCCATGCAGATTCTTGGCAGACAAAACGACACCCCAAGGAAGGAGTGAACATGCAGGAAGAGTGGCTCCCCATTGAGGGATTCCCGGATTACGTCGTCAGCAACTACGGCTACGTCCAGAACGTACTGTCGGGTAAGACCCTCAGCAACTCGCCCGTACAATACGGGATGCTCACTGTGGCGATGATGAAGGACGCCCAGCAGTTCCGTCGCTCAGTCGCCGGACTCGTGGTTCGCGCATTTCTACCCCCACCTCTTCGAGAGGACTTCAACACGCCCATCCACCTCGATGGTGATCGAGCCAACTGTCGGGTCGACAACCTGGCATGGCGACCTCGCTGGTTCGCCATCAACTACCACCTCGAGAAGAAGCACCGTCCGTTCGCCGGCTTCCACAGCGATATTCGACTCATGGAGACAGGAGAAGTCTTTGACACACTGACAGCCCCAGCGACGAAGTACGGGCTACTCGAGCGAGAGATTCACAGGTCACTAGTGCAAGGCGTTCGTGTCTTCCCGGCAGGGTACACATTCATCTTCCTCGATGTGAACTGATAATTTCTCGCTTAGTAATCGCAGCATGTTATAGAAGGAGTGGAAACAAGCTTCCTCTTTTCCTCTATTTATGTCTGCGAAGGGAGTGACCAATGAGAAAACTGGAGTCTAAATTTCAGACTGACTTGCGAAAGACGTTGGAGCGCATGTTCCCAGGATGCATAATCCTGAAGAACGACCCCAACCTTCAGCAAGGGATTCCAGACCTCACGGTCCTCTGGCGCTCCAAGTGGGCCTTCCTCGAAGTCAAGAGGTCGGCCAACGAGGAGGAGCAACCCAACCAACGGTGGTTCGTGGAGAAAGCCAACGCCTTCGCGTTCGGCGCCTTCATCTACCCGGAGAACGCAGAGGAAGTCTTGCATGAACTTCAACAAGCATTTCGAGCTCGTCGGTAAACACGCTCGCATGAGCGCAAGCAACTACCACTGGGTCAACTACGATGACGACAAGTTCGCTCGTTGGATGCTGACCCAGCTTGCCGCTGCGCGCGGCACTCGGTTGCACCAGCTCGCCCATGACCTCATTCGTGAGGGTATCCGACTCCCCCGCAACAGGAAGACTCTAAACCGGTACGTCAACGACTGTATCGGCTGGGGTATGACTCCCGAGCAGATCCTGTACTACTCCGACAACGCATTCGGCACCGCCGACGCGATCTCTTTTCGGAACATGATCCTTCGCATCAGCGACTTGAAGACCGGTGAGACCCCGGCATCGGAGAAGCAGTTGGAGGTGTACGCCGCCTTCTTCTGCTTGGAGTACCGACTCAAGCCGTTCGACCTCAAGGGTATCGAGCTCAGGATCTACCAGAATGACGAGGTCTTCGAGTTCGAGGGAGACCCAGTCACCATCGCACTGATCATGGACAAGATCATCACGTTCGACAAGCTCGCAAACCGGATCCGAGAGGAGGAGCTGTCTTGATCATCCCTGAAGAGAAGTATCTCCAGCACTACGGCATCCTCCGTAAGTCCGGCCGCTACCCCTGGGGTTCCGGCAAGGACCCGGAGCAGCGTAGTGGTTCGTTCCTCGGCATGGTCGCCGAGATGAAGGCCCAGGGTCTGTCCGAGACTCAGATCGCGGAAGCGTTCAATACCCCGGACACGCCCTTCAACACCACGGATCTTCGCGCCACCCGCACGATCGCTCGGAACGCCAAGAAGGCAGCCGACATCGCTCGTGCACAGGCCTACAAGGAGCGCAACTACTCCAACGTGGCCATCGGTGAGAAGATGGGGATCAACGAGTCCTCCGTTCGCGCCCTGCTCGCCCCTGGCGCCAAGGACAAGAACGACCGTCTGACCAACATCTCGAACATGCTTCGAGAAGAGGTTCGCGCCAAGGGCGCCATCCAGGTCGGCAAGGGAACTGAGCTCAATGAGCACCTCGTCGGTGTGAACGGCAACAACTTGGGTACGGCGCTCGCCATGCTCAAAGCTGAGGGCTATCAGGTCCTGCATCTTCAGGTCGACCAGGTCGGCAGCGCCGGCAACAAGACCACGCTCAAGGTGCTCGTCCCCGAGGGTGTTCACGCTCGGGATCTGTACAAGGATCTGAACCAGATCAAGACCATCGGCCTCTACACCGACGACAACGGTCGATCCTTCTCCCATATCCTGCCGCCCCTGTCGGTGGACTCGAAGAGGTTGAAGGTCGCGTACAAGGAGGATGGCGGCGACAAGGCTGACGGCGTGATCTACGTCCGTCCCGGAAAGGAGGACATATCTCTCGGAGGGAAGAACTACGCGCAGGTTCGAGTGATGGTCGACGACACGCACTACCTCAAGGGTATGGCGATGTACAAGGACGATCTTCCTCCTGGCGTTGATCTCCAGTTCAACACGAACAAGTCGGCAACCGGGAACAAGCTCGACGCACTGAAGCCGCTCCAGCGACTGAAGGCCGAAGGCGACGACCCCAAGGACTCGAAGCGTTACTCGGGTCCTGTCGACCAGGAGAACCCCTTCGGGTCCATCGTCCGACAGATCGGGCCAAAAGACGAGCACGGCAGAACCACGAAGGTGACCTCTGCCATGAACATCGTCAATGAGGAAGGCGACTGGGACAACTGGTCGAAGACCCTCTCGGCGCAGATGCTCTCGAAGCAGAAGCCCAGCCTGGTCAAGGAACGCCTCGATGAGACGTTCAAGGGCCGCAAGGACGGCCTGGACGAGATTCTGGCGCTCGACAACCCCGTGATCAAGAAGAAGCTGCTCGAGTCCTACGCTGAGGACCTGGATGCCGCTGCTGTGCACCTCAAGGCAGCCGGCCTCCCCCGTCAGCAGACGAAGGTCATCCTTCCGATGAACTCGATGAAGTCGAACGAGATCTATGCACCCTCGTTCGATCACGGAGAGCGCGTCGTGCTGGTCCGCTATCCACATGGCGGAAAGTTCGAGATCCCCGAACTCACGGTGAACAACACCCATCGTGAGGCAAAGCGACTTCTGGGTAAGGCGACCGACGCTGTCGGTATCCACCACTCGGTTGCTGCGCGTCTTTCGGGGGCTGACTTCGACGGTGACACCGTTGTCGTTATCCCGAACAACAGTAAGAAGATCCAGACACAGTCCCCACTCCAGGGCCTCAAGGGTTTCGACCCTCAGTCCGCGTATCCCTCTTACCCAGGGATGCCGAAGTTGGGTTCGACTCAGAAGCAGAAGCTGATGGGCGACGTTTCCAACCTCATCACGGATATGACCATCCGGGGCGCAAACGACCACGAAATCATGCAGGCTGTGAAGCACTCCATGGTGGTCATCGACGCCGAGAAGCACAACCTGAACTACAAGCAGTCGGCGCTCGACAACAACATCCAGTCGCTCAAGGCGAAGTACCAGGACAAGGGTGACGGCTCCAAGAAATATGGCGCCTCAACCCTGATCTCGCAGAAGAAGTCCCCCATCCGGGTTCCGGAGCGCAAGCTCCAGAAGGCGTCCCAGGGCGGTTCGGTCGACCCAAAGACGGGCAAGAAGATATACCGGGAAACCGGTGTTGTCTACCCGGACAAGAAGACCGGAAAAATGACCCCCCGTACCTCCTCGGTCAAGAGGCTCGAATATTTCGACGACGCCCACGATCTGTCGTCAGGCACCCCGGTCGAGAAACTGTACGCCGACCATTCCAACCGCCTCAAGGCTATGGCCAATCAGACCCGTCTCGCTGCACTCAACACGGGCCGTGTGCCCTACTCCGAGTCAGCAAACAGGGTGTATGCGAAAGAGGTATCCCAGCTCGACGCCAAGTTGAACGTGGCCCTCAGAAACAGCCCCCGTGAAAGACAGGCCCAGGTCATAGCAAACGCCGCCATCCAGGAAAGAAGGCGTGCCAATCCGTGGATGGACAAGGCCGAGGTCAAGAAAATGGAGGGCATGGCCCTGTTGGAGGCCCGTAACAGGGTAGGTGCCAAAAAGACCCCCATCTATATTGAGGATGAGGAGTGGAACGCCATCCAGTCCGGTGCAGTGCGGCACACCAAGCTGTCTGCCATCCTCGACAACGCTGATCTGAACAGGGTCAAGCAGCTGGCTACCCCCCGCAAGGACGTCAAGATGACCACCGCCAAGAAGGCCCAGGCCCAGCGTCTCATGGCCACCGGCATGTCTCAGGCCCAGGTCGCCGACAAGCTGGGTGTCTCACTCACCACGCTCAAGCGGTTCCTGAATGGAGAAGGATAGGAGAGTTCACACATGATGCAACACATGCTCACGACGGTGGACAATCCGTTCGATCCGTTCACTGAGTTCGATGCTTGGGATTCATGGGACCGTACCAGCGGTTACTGTTGCTCGGCCTACCTCTCGAGGGTGGTCAAGTCTTCTGATGAGTTGAGTGAAGCTGATCAGATGTTGCTCATCGAGCAAGGCATTGATGACATCCTGAAGTACGATCCTCTTGACGTGTACAAGAAGGTGAGCAAGGAAGTCGACATCGACAACCAGCCTTCGAAGCTCGTCCCGGGTGTGTAGTACCACAACTTCATAGCTCGAAAAGTTTTGGAAGGTTGGGGCCTTGGTCTCAGCCTTTCAAAATTGCCTGTTGCGACATTCTTTCCAATTGCTTATTGCGCCACCCTTAAGGCAGTGTGAGTGCCTTAAACACTTTCTTCCAAAGTTTTTCTTTGGGGGGGGAGGGGGTGTCGCAGCAGGTACCCCCCTGTTGCATCGCCCGACTCCCTATATTTTCCCCGGGGGGATATTTCATACAACCTTTTCACTTCCGCGAACGTCGAGAGGATAGAACATGACCGTCGCGCTACCTCCAGAAGCTCTGTTCGGGCGAGTCGTTGGTACGTTCCTCCGAATTGTTCGGGATGGGACCGATTCCGACACTCTCCCGGACGCTGCTCCTTGCACCGGTAAGATCCAGTTCACTCCCAAGCAGCAGACCTACAAGTCTTCCGCACCTGCGCTCGTATTTTACGAGCCAGTTTCTTGGTGGAATACCTAACCAAAACCGACAAAGAACTCTTCCGAAAGGAGCTGATAGCATGGCTGCTCGAAGAGTAACTCCTTCCAACTCTGAGCCAATCTCTCGAAGAGTCGCTTCAACTCCAGAGGCAAGAGAGAACCAGCTCGTCAACCTTGCCGTCGACCTCGCCGAGAGGCAGCTGATCGACGGTACAGCCTCCGCCCAGGTGATCAGCCACTACCTTCGCGCGGGTTCGACCCGCGAGTACCTCGAGAAGCAGCGTCTTGCAATGGACGTCGAGCTGATGGAGGCGAAGAAGAAGGTGATGGCCCAAGGCGACCGCATGGAGATGCTTGTGCAGCACGCCATCGACGCGATGCGTGGTTACCAAGGTCTCCCTCAGCCGGAAGGTGGGGAGGACTTCGACCATTAGAACCTACTCGGAGCTGGTCACTCTGCCGACTCTCGAAGAGCGGTATGACTACCTCCGACTTCAGGGCATCGTCGGTGATCGAACCTTTGGTTCCGACCGATGGATGAACCAAGCGTTCTACCGATCGACTGAGTGGCGGCGAGTCCGCGACTTCGTCATTGCTCGAGACCTTGGCTGCGACTTGGCGGACGAAGAGTTCCCCGTTCACAGTCGACCGACCATCCACCACATGAATCCGATGCAGACGATGGATCTGATTCATCACAACGGGGACATCCTTGATCCCGAGTTCCTTATCACAACCTCACTCCCAACCCACAACGCGATTCACTACGGTGACGAAAGCTTGCTGCCTCGGCAGTTCGTTCCTCGTCGTGCGGGTGACACCAAATTGTGGTGACCAGAAAGGAAAGCAGAATGGAAGAGAACCAGAACACTGAGCGGGCCGAGGAAGCGACGACTCCGGTCGACGTCACCCCGGACGAGACGCTTGCCTCCCCGCCCATCGACGTGCCCAACGAGGCCGACGCCAACGACGACGAGGACGTGCCCGCTGCGCTTGAGCGTGAGACCCAGGACGGGTCCGGTCTCGAGAACGACGAGTCCGAACTCCCCGAGTCCGACTTCGCCGGCTACGCCACGGACGATGTGGAGGACGACAAGTGACCGCCACGATCAATTACGACCAGCCGGTCAAGAACCTGATCGACGCGCTGTCGGCCACGGGCCACGTCACCCACAAGGCCTACCGCAAGGACTCGGTCACGTTCCACCACAACGCCGGACGCCTCTCTCACGAGGGTATCCTCAACGTGTGGAAGACGCGTCCCGCGTCGGCCCACTTCAACGTCGACGGCCAGGGCACTGTCGCTCAGTTCGTCAAGCCCAACGAGTACGCCTGGGCTACCGGCAACACGAACGGCAACCAGCGGTCCATTTCCATCGAGCTCGCCAACTCGAGCATCGGTGGGCAGTGGCCCGTCGCAACGACCACCTGGATGTCGGGAGCACGCCTCGCCGGCTGGCTCTTCGCCAAGGTGATCGGAGCGCAGCCCACGTCGGCCAACGTCCTCTTCCACCACCACTGGAGGAGCACTGTCTGCGCCGGTCCGTACATGAACTCGGTCTACAGCCAGCTGCTCGCCGAGGTTGTGAAGTGGTACAACTTCTTCAAGCAGGGCAACGTCGCCGTTGTCCAGCCCCCGCCCCCGCCCCCGCCGGCTGCTCTCAAGAGCAACTCGCAGATCGCCGCCGAGGTCTGGGCGGGCCAGTGGGGCACCGGTTCCGACCGTGTCGCCAGGCTGAAGAATGCTGGCTACGACCCGGTGCTCATCCAGCAGCTCGTCAACAAGGGTGTCGGCAAGCGTGGAGTGGTCGATGACCCGAATCGCAAGTCCAACTCGCAGATCGCTGACGAGGTCTGGGCTGGCAAGTGGGGCAACGGCCCCGATCGCGTTCAGCGACTCACCCGCGCCGGCTACGACGCGGCAGCCGTTCAGCGTGAAGTCAACCGTCGGCGCTAAGCTGACCACAACGTCACCGAGGAGGTGATCCCATGAACGAAGACAGCATTCTCGACAGCACGAAGAAGATCTTGGGACTTGGCGAGGGGTATGACGCGTTCGATCTCGATGTCATCACCGCGATCAACTCGGCTCTTGGCACCCTAGGCCAGGTCGGAGTCGGACCCGACATCGGCTTTGAGATCTCGAGCTCGGCCGAGACGTGGGATCACCTCCTCGGTGGCGACCCTCGTCTCAACATGGTCCGCAGCTTCGTGTTCTTGAGCTGCCGACTCGAGTTCGACCCGCCTCAGACCTCGTTCGCTATCGCTTCCATGCAGAAGCAGCTGGACGAGAAGATCTGGCGCATCCGAGTGCTGGCCGATCCGGCTCCACTCGCCACAGACGAAGACCTTCTGGTCCCGGAGCTCTGAAAGGAGGTATAATGGAAGACACAGAGAACAACCTGGCGCACTACGAGAACTACATGGCGCACTACGGCGTCAAGGGTATGCGATGGGGAGTTCGGAAGAACCGCGCCCCGTCGGCTCCGGTGTCTCAGGATCCCGTCGACGTGACGATCAAGTCGCATCCGGGCGGGAAGATCCAGACCTCAGGCGGTCGCAATCTGCCGGCTCACGACGACGCCAAGAAGGCGGCGGCATATCGTCAGCAGGCTCGTGCCAGCAGCCCGAGCACCCTCTCCAACGCCCAGCTGAAGGCGCTCATCGAGCGCGTCCGGCTGGAGAACGACTACGCCAAGATCCGAGCCGCGGAGCTCGAGGCAGCCAAGAGCCCTTCTCGAAAGTTCCTCGAGAAGTTCCTCAAGAACGAGCAGGCAACGCTGATGAACGGGCAGAAGCCCAAGACCCAGAAGGGTGTCGAGTTCATCATCGACACGCTGAAGAAGCGGGGGGCCGCCAAGGCCGCCGCCAAGGTCGCCGTCAAGTCGATCGGCAGCTGATCTACTACACCAGATGAAAGGAGGTTGGCGATGAGCGAGCTTTCCAACACGGCCACGCCGTACTACTACGGCCTATTCCGTGACGCAGTCCTCAGAGGAGACATTCCGGTCTGCCGGGAGATCTCCATGGAGATGAACCGCATCGATGCGCTCATCGCCAACCCCCACATCTACTACGACCCGGCTCCGCTCGAGGGATTCATCCTATATTGCGAGAACGAGCTGACTCTGACCGACGGTAGCGACCTGCACCTGCTCCCCAGCTTCAAACTCTGGGCTGAGCAGATCCTCTGCTGGTACTACTTCGTCGAACGTCAGGTCTACGAGCCGAGTCCCGACAACCACGGCGGTCGCTACGTCACCAAGACGGTCAAGAAGCGACTGACCAACAAGCAGTATCTCATCGTTGCTCGTGGCGCGGCCAAGTCGCTCTACGAGTCGTGCCTCCAGAGCTACTTCCTCAATGTCGACACCTCGACGACGCATCAGATTACGACTGCGCCGACGATGAAGCAGGCAGAGGAGGTCATGTCCCCGATCAGGACGGCGATCACGCGCGCTCGTGGTCCTCTCTTCAAGTTCCTGACCGAAGGATCGCTCCAGAACACGACCGGCTCTCGGGCGCTTCGCCAGAAGCTGGTGCCAACGAAGAAGGGTGTGGAGAACTTCCTCACTGGGTCCCTCCTCGAGATCCGCCCCATGTCCATCAACAAGCTTCAGGGTCTCCGGACCAAGATGGCGACGGTGGACGAGTGGCTCTCTGGTGATCTGCGTGAGGATGTCATCGGTGCCATCGAGCAGGGTGCGTCGAAGATCGACGACTACCTGATCGTTTCTGTCTCTTCGGAGGGAACGGTCCGAGCCGGCGCTGGTGACACGATCAAGATGGAGCTCATGTCCATCCTGAAGGGCGAGTACTCCGCGCCCCACGTCTCGATCTGGCATTACAAGCTCGACGAGATCGATGAGGTTGCCGACCCCGCAATGTGGGTCAAGGCGCAGCCCAACCTCGGCAAGACGGTGACCTACGAGACGTACCACCTCGAGGTCGAACGCGCTGAGAAGGCGCCTGCCGCTCGAAACGACATCCTCGCGAAGCGTTTCGGGATCCCTATGGAGGGATACACGTACTACTTCACCTACGAGGAGACCATCCCTCACCGTCCGCAGAAATTCTGGCAGTTGCCCTGTTCCATGGGCGCTGACCTCTCCCAGGGCGATGACTTCTGTGCCTTTACGTTCATGTTCCCGCTGAGGAACGACCGTTTCGGCATCAAGACGCGCAGCTATATCACTGAGCTCACCCTCATGAAGCTGCCTGGGGCTCTCCGGCAGAAGTACGACGAGTTCCTCAAGGAAGACAGTCTTCGTGTCATGGACGGTACGGTCCTGGACATGATGCAGGTGTACGACGATTTGGATCGCTTCATTCTCGAGAACGAGTACGACGTCCGAGCGTTCGGGTATGACCCGTACAACGCCAAGGAATTCGTGGAGCGATGGACCGCCGAGAATGGCGGGTTTGGGGTCGAAAAGGTGATCCAGGGAGCGAAGTCTGAGTCCGTTCCTCTGGGCGAGCTGAAGATCCTGGCTGAGCACCGGAAGCTGCTATTTGATCAGGAGTTGATGTCCTTCACGATGGGTAACGCCATCACCCTGGAGGACACCAACGGCAACCGGAAGCTGTATAAGAAGCGCCAGGACGAGAAGATCGACAACGTCGCGGCCATGATGGACGCATACATCGCCTACAAGGCAAACAAGGAGATGTTCGAATGACCGCACTCAACGAAGGAAAGGAGGTGAGTAATGGGTAGGCTTAGCCAGACCGTCGAGCGCATCGCGCATGCATGGAATGCCTTCAATGACTCCGAGCAGTCGCAGAATCCTCTGTCGACACTCGGTGGCTTCGGCGGATCTTCGTCCTTTGGAGCTCGTCCAGACCGTGTTCGAACTCGGTTCTCAAACGAGCGCTCCATCATCACGTCGATCTACACGAAGGTGAGCGTCGACTTCTCCGGCGTCCTCATCCGACACGTTCGGCTGGACGAAAACGATCAGTACAAGGAGACGATCAAGTCCGGACTGCATGAGTGCTTGACGGTCGGAGCCAACATCGACCAAGCCGGTCGAATGTTCCGACAGGACATAGTGACGAAGCTCTTCGACAAGGGCGTCGTCGCGGTTGTTCCTGTCGAGACATCGCTGAACCCAAACCAGACCGGCGGCTATGACATCCTCGACCTGCGGGTTGGTGAGATCGTCGACTGGCGTCCACGTCACGTCAAGGTGGACCTCTACAACGACAAGACGGGCAAGCACGTCCAGATCTGGCTCGAGAAGCGAATCGTCGCGATCATTGAGAACCCTCTCTACGCGATCATGAACGAGCGCAACTCGACCCTTCAGCGACTCATCCGGAAGCTCAACCTTCTTGATGTTGTCGAAGAGCAGGCGAGCTCAGGAAAGTTGGACCTCATCGTCCAGCTCCCTTACGTCATCAAGAACCAGACTCGGCGGAACGAAGCCGAGAAGCGTCGTAAGGACATCGAGTTTCAGCTGAAGGGCAGCCAGTACGGCATCGCCTACACGGATGGAACCGAGAAGATCACCCAGCTGAACCGACCGGCTGAGAACAACCTCCTCAAGACCGTCGAGTACCTCACCGACATGCTTTACGGTGAGCTCGGCCTGACCGTGGAGATCATGAACGGCACGGCGGATGAAGCCGCCATGCTGAACTACTACAGCCGGACCATCGAACCCCTTCTCGACGCTGTCGTGGAGGAGTTCCGGAGGAAGTTCCTGACCAAGACGGCAAGGACGCAGAACCAGACGATCGATTACTTCCGTAATCCGTTCAAGCGGGTGCCTCTGGAGAAGCTGGGCGAGATCAGTAACCAGCTCAGTCGGAACGAGATCGCTTCGGCGAACGAACTCCGACCGTTCTTCGGTTTCAAGCCATCGACAGATCCGAAGGCTGACAAGCTCAACAACAGCAACATCAACACAAACCCGCCGGGTCCGTCGGAGCCGGTATCTTCAGGAGATCAACTCAAACAGGAAGGAGACCCTCAAAATGGGAGCTGAGCACGCTGACTTCAGCGGGTACGCAACCAAGGTGGGACTCAAGTGCTCCGACGGTCGAACGATCATGAGGGGTGCGTTCGCGCACCAGGACAAGAAGACCGTCCCCCTCGTCTGGCAGCACTCCCACGACGACCCCAAGAACGTTCTGGGTCACGCGGTTCTCGAGGAGCGTGAGGACGGTGTGTACGCACACGCCTACTTCAACGACACCCCCGAGGCCAAGCACGCCAAGGCGCTGGTCGAGCACGGAGACGTCGTCTCGCTCTCGATCTACGCGAACGGGCTGAAGGAGAAGTCCAAGCAGGTCTTCCACGGCGTCATCCGTGAGCTGAGCCTGGTCCTGAGCGGTGCCAATCCCGGCGCTCTCATCGACCAGGTCCGTATCGCTCACTCGGACGACTTCATCGAGACCCTGGACGACGAGGCCATCATCTACACCGGCCTCGAGCTCCAGCACGACGACCTCCAGACGGACGACGAGACCGTCGAGCACGCGGACACGGCTTCGGCCGATGCCGAGACGGAGGAGCCCCTCGGGGACATCCTCGACTCCATGAGCGAGAAGCAGAAGCACGCGATGAACTACGTGCTCGAGAAGGCGCTCGAGGAGCAGGCCAAGGAGCTCGGCGACGGTAAGGACACCGCCGCTCAGCACTCCGCCAACACCGAGTCTGAGGACGCCCGGTCCGACGACAGCAACACCGACGAGGGCGACCTCACCCACCAGGAAGGAACCACCAGCATGACGAAGAACATCTTCGACCAGGCCGAAGCCGGCGGGGGCGCCACCAAGACCCTGTCGCACAGCGACTTCGCCGACATCATGGCTGACGCCAAGAAGCGCGGCAGCTTCAAGGAGGCCCTCAACGAGGCCCTCCAGCACGGCAACCTGAAGGAGGAGTACCTCGCCCACGCGACGAACGCGGCCGGCCAGACGGTCAACTACGGCATCGCGGACATCGAGTTCCTCTTCCCCGAGGCCAAGCTGGACTCGGCCGGCCTCCAGATCTACTCCCGTCGTCAGGAGTGGGTCAAGGACGTCCTCGACAACGTGAAGAAGCTGCCGTTCGCCAAGGTGCGGACGCTCGTGGCCGACATCACCGCCGACGAGGCGCGTGCCAAGGGCTACATGAAGGGCAACAAGAAGAAGGAGGAGGTCATCAAGCTGCTCCGTCGGAGCACCGGCCCCGCCACCATCTACAAGAAGCAGAAGCTGGACCGTGACGACGTCCTCGACATCGGCAACGACATCGACATCGTCGCCTGGCTCAAGGTCGAGATCCGTCTCATGCTCGAGGAGGAGCTCGCTCGCGCGATCCTCGTCGGCGACGGCCGCTCGGACCTGAGCGAAGACCGGATCAAGGACCCCGAGGGTGCGCTCTCCGGCGACGGCATCCGCTCGATCCTCCACGACGACCCCTTCTACGCGATCCCGGCGCCTCTGGCTCCGAACACCTCGCCGAAGGACATGGTCAAGGAGCTCGTGCGCGCCCGGTCCAAGTACCGCGGTTCCGGCAAGCCGACGCTCTTCATCGACGACGCCATGCTCACGGACATCCTCCTCGAGGAGGACAAGTTCGGTCGCCCGCTCTACGAGAACGAGCAGTCGGTCGCCGACAAGCTCCGCGTCTCGAAGATCGTCGTGGTCGACGTCTTCTCGGAGTACGAGGACCTGGTGGCCATCATGGTCAACCTGGTGGACTACTCCATCGGCACCAACAAGGGCGGTGAGCTGACCTCCTTCGAGGACTTCGACATCGACTTCAACCAGCACAAGTACCTCCAGGAGACCCGCCTGTCCGGTGGGCTCAACAAGCCGCTGTCGGCCATCGTCGTCAAGCGCGCCACGGGCACCTTGGTGACCCCGGCCGCTCCCAGCTTCAACGGTGCGACCAACACGGTGACGATCCCGGCGACCGCCGGCGTCGTCTGGGAGGGCAACGGCGTGACCTGGGCTCCCGGTGACCACGTGATCACCGAGACCACCGAGGTCGCCGCGGCGCCCGACGAGGGCTACTACTTCCCGGCCAACACCACGCGGGACTGGACCTTCACCCACACCCCGTGACGGGTGCCGGCTGAGGTCTGACCGTCATGGCAAAGTTCTTCGGGATCGTTGGCTATGCCGAGACAGTTCAAGTGAAGCCCGGCGTTTGGCAAGACGTCATCACCGAGTACAAGTACTATGGTGACGAGGTCCGACCCTCACGTCGGCTCGATGAGGTGGAGAAGGTCAACGACGACATCTCGACGAATACTTCACTGAGCATCCTGGCTGATGCCTATGCGAACGAGCACATCTTTGCCATTCGGTTCGTTGAGTGGGCGGGGGCGTTCTGGACTGTGACTTCGGTCGATGTTCAGCGTCCTCGCCTGCTCCTGCGGTTGGGAGGTGTATACAATGGACCTCGAGCAGAGGCGACTCCAGCTCCATGAGATCCTTGTTGGCATTCTGGGAAACGAGAATGTCTACTTCCAGCCGCCGGCGAACCTCGTGATGCAGTATCCCTGCATCCGCTATGAGCGTGACCGGGCAGATGCGAAGTTCGCAGACAACCAGCTCTACCGCTATACACAGCGGTACACCGTGACCTTGATCGATCGGGATCCGGACTCGGACAAGATCTTCAAGATCGCAAGTCTTCCACTGTCAGCGCATGAGCGTTGGTACGCAGCAGACAACCTCAACCACGACGTGTTCAACCTGTACTTCTAGAAAGGAAGTCACCGCATGACCAAGATCGTCTGGGACAAGGCCGGGGAGCGTCGGTACGAGACCGGCGTCGACCACGGCGTCCTCTACACGCCGGACAACACCGGCGCCTACAACTCGGGTGTTCCGTGGAACGGCCTCGTGTCGGTCACGGAGTCCCCCTCGGGCGCCGAGTCCAGCAAGCAGTACGCGGACAACATCGTGTACGTGAACCTCATCAGTGCTGAGGAGTTCGGCGGTACCATCGAGGCCTTCATGTCCCCGCTGGAGTTCGGTCAGCACGACGGCACGGCGGCCCCGAAGAAGGGCGTCTACCTGGGTCAGCAGACCCGGAAGCCGTTCGGGCTCGCCTACCGCACCAAGATCGGGACGGACCTCGATAGCGACAAGGGCTACAAGCTCCACCTCGTGTGGGGTGCGCAGGCCGCGCCGTCCGAGAAGGCCTACTCCACGGTGAACGACTCCCCCGAGGCGACGACGCTCTCGTGGGAGTTCTCGACGACCCCCGTCGCGGTCCCCGGCTTCAAGCCGACCGCCTTGATGGTCATCGACTCCACCGCGGTCGCGCCGGCCGATCTCGCGGCTCTCGAGCTCCTGCTCTACGGCGACGCCGCCACGGATCCGGAGCTGCCGCTGCCGGAGGACGTCATCGCGATGTTCACCAACGTCCCCTGATCCCAGTCAACTGACTGAGGTCAACAACCGAAAGGAGGCCGGAGAGTGCTAGTAATCAACGTTCCACTTGTCGAAGGTTTCGACAACTTGACACAGAAGTTTGTCGAGACTGAGTTCTTTCAGCTGGAACTGGAGCACTCTCTGGCCTCCCTTTCAAAATGGGAGATGAAGTACGAGAAGCCGTTCCTCACTTCCGACGACAAGAACGCGGAAGAGACGGCGTACTACATCAAGTGCATGGCTATGACCCCGGAAGTCCCCAACGAGGTCTGGTCCAAGATCACCAAGAAGAACCTCGAGGACATCAACGACTACATCGCGGCCAAGATGACCGCAACCTGGTTCTCGGAGGAGAAGAACAGCCCTCCAAACCGGGAGATCATCACCAACGAGCTCATGTACTACTGGATGGTCGCTTTGCAGATCCCGTGGGAGGCCCAACACTGGCACCTCAACCGGTTCTTGACCCTGGTCAAGGTCTGCAACGCCAAGAACCAGCCACCCAAGAAGATGAGCCGCCGCGAGCTCGCCCAAAGGCATCGTGAGATCAATGAACAGCGCCGTGCACAGTACGGCTCAAACGGATAGGAGGTGACACGGAATGGCACGACTGAACTGGGGCGTTGTTGCTGAGCGCTTCTTCGAGACCGGCGTCGACCACGGCGTCCTCTACACCGGTGACGGGATCGGCGTTCCGTGGAACGGCCTCACATCCGTCAACGAAACTCCCATTGGCGGCGACCCCAAGCCGGCCTACATCGACGGACGCAAATTCCGCAACATCGCCTCCTCCGAGGAGTTCGAGGCAACCATCGAGGCTTTCGCGGCCCCGAAGGAGTTCGGACCTTGTGACGGGAGTCGCTCGATCCAGAACGGCCTGATCGCGACGCAGCAGCCTCGCCAGGCCTTCAACTTCAGCTACCGAACTCTAATCGGAAACCCCATCGAGGGGGCTGAGTTCGGCTACAAGATCCACCTCGTCTACAACGCGCTGGCTGGCCCGGCGCAGCGGACGAATGGCTCAATCAAAGACTCGACGGAGGCTTCCCGGCTTAGCTGGGCGATCACGACGCTTCCGCCGTCCCTCTCCAACTACAAGGCGACCTCGCACTTCGTCATCGACTCCCGTGAAACCCCGCGCGGCCTTCTGGCTGCCGTTGAGGACATCCTCTACGGGACTGAGATCAACTCGGCTCGCATGCCGTTGGTCTCCGAGCTTGTGACGATGTTCCAGAGCGAAGGACCTGTCACTCGTCGGAATCTTCTTCCCAACCCGGCATTCCGTGAGACCTCCTCCTCGGTCGAGGTTCGTCGGAATCTGGTCAGCAACCCCTCCTACAAGTTTGGTGGCGTTGCTGGTGCAGTGATCCGTCGAAACAAGATCGTCGATCCTCGTTTGGTCAACGGCTCTGGGTGGGTGGGCGTCACAGCAACTGGCGTAGCTGGCGCCGCGACAACCAGCACCTCGGATCCATACAGCCCCAACGTAACTGCTGTTGCTGGTGAGCGTTGGACGGTTTCGGTAGAGCTGACGGCTCCAGCTGGAGCTGCACTCACGGGGAACATATCTGTGGGTTCGACTACCGGAGAGTCTTTCGGAGCCAACGCTCTGGGAAGTACCGCCTTCAACATCCCGGCTGGAACGACCAAACGCGTGAGCGACACCTTTGTCATCCCGGCTGGAGCTAACGGCTTCCGTCTCTTCCTGTATGGTTTGTCGACAGTCTCCGGAATCGTCATCGACAAGGCGTTGGCCGAGAAGTCTTACTTCGCGCTTCCATATTTCGATGGGGCTAGCGCGGCTGCGGACGGTTTGACCTTTGCCTGGGCTGGCGCTGTCAACAATAGCGAAAGCATCGCCTCCGGTCTCGGCACGCCGACAATATCGTTCCAGGGTTATCTCAGAAGCTCGTGGCTCATCACTGGTGGAGCTTCAGACGGGACCAACACCACACTCTGCTACATCGGTCAAAATTCATCGATTATAATTCTCTTTAGTCAAGATGCTCCAGCTGCGGTCCAGAACGACACGGTCTTCGGCAGGTTCAGGGTTCGAGGGCGCAACCTGTCAGCTCCGCTCCTTCTCCGCCCGCATCTGTTCGCATACACGTCGGCCAGCGTTGGACTGGGCAGCATCGTTCAGGCTGCGGACGTTACTGTTCCGGTGGATGGAAGCTGGGTTGACGTCATCATCCCCCCGACCCTGATTTCGCATGCAACTGCGGGGCAGGCAAGGCTCTACGTGACCTTGGTGACCAACGCTGCGGTTTCCGGGATCCTGGAGGTCAGCAACCAGATGGTTTCTAAGTCTCTTGCGGTCCTGCCATGGTTTGATGGGCGAACGCCAACCGATGATGGGCTGGTCTACTCCTTCACCGGGATTGCGGACGCAAGTCCCAGCATTGCGACTGGGCAGAAGCCGACCAACTGGACGGCCTTGAACAGCGCGATCATCTGGCAGGGCGAAGACGGAGAGTCCATGCGGATCATGTCCTCCGGAATCGGCTCTGATGGAGCGCACTATGTAGTCCCGGGCGTTACGGGAGGGTCTGTCATGTCTGCTAGCGCAATGGTCGAGACTGACTCGGGCGATGTTCCAGCAGGGACGTTGTCTTTCGTCGCAACCAATCCCACGACGGTCTACAGCCAACCTTACGCCGATGGCGAAAGGACCGAGCTCAACGGAAAAGTCATCATCGACCCTCTCACTTCGTTGACAACTTGTTTCTACACCACCGGTCCAGCGGGAACGATGTACACCGTTCGGGACGTCTTGGTCGAGCAGGCCCCAGCTGTGGGTCCATATTTCGATGGATCATCTGTCGACTCGGACAAGTACTTCTACAGCTGGGAGGGCGCAGTCAACGCGTCTGCGTCTCGCATCAACACCTGGAACTAGCCCTCAGGAAGGAGGCTCTTTCACATGTCCAAGCTCATTTGGGACGACATCGCTGCCCGTGACTACGAGGCTGGCGTCGACCGCGGGGTGTTCTACCCTCTCAACGGTCCCGGACAGGTTTGGAACGGCCTTGTGTCAGTGGAAGAGTCTCCTTCCGAGGCAGATGATCGTCCTCGCTACCTCGACGGGAAGCGAATCGGAAATCGACGCCGTCTCGGCGAGTTCTCGGCAACTGTTTCGGCGTTCACCTACCCCACAAGCTTCAGTCCCGGTCTCGTTGAGCCGATTCGACGAACCCACTTCGGGCTGTCATATCGTACGCAGAGCCGAGAAGGCTACAAGATCCACCTCGTCTACAACGCGATTGCCTCCCCCGCGGGCAGCAACTACGTCTACGACGAAACCTATCCATTCCAATGGCTTCTCACGACTCGTGGCGAGCTCGGACCAGATGGGATGATCGTGTCCCACTTCATCATCGACACCGAAGTGGCATATCCCGAGACGATCGCAGCGTTTGAGAAGGTCCTGTACGGAGGTGATGAAGCTGAAGCCAGGTTGCCGTCTCCGCTCGAGGTCTTCGACATATTCGAGGCCAATTCCCACTTCCGTGTCATCGACAACGGTGATGGGACGTAGACGGCCATCGGACCTGACGATGCGATCACTGTCAACCCTGACGGAACCTTCGAGATCACTTGGCCGTCGGCCGTGATGATCAGTGGAGACACATACAGACTTCAGTCGCTCTAGAAAGGAGCATCCGTGACCGAGACGCCAACCAACGTCACCCCACCCCCGGACCTCACCTACGGGTACGTCGACGGTCGCATCATCCTCGCCATCGGTGACCGCTCCGACGCGGGCCGGATGCCGGACCCGGTGCCCGCTGACGGCATGACCGTCACGCTCACCCCCGCCAACACCATCCTCAAGGTCGCCTCCCCGACTCCGGCGACCGTCGTCAAGCAGCCCATCCCGTGCGGGGTTGACGCGGACGGCTACCTCATCGACAGGCAGGCAGCACGCGGCGTCTGGCTCGTCACCGGCACCTACAAGGTCACCTACTTCCACCCGCGGGCGATGATCCCGTCCCACGACATCGAGGTCACGACCGGGCACACCGAGGCCGCCCCGCTCGACCTGACCACGGCCATGCCCCCCGGTGGGCCAGTCCTCACCCCCTCGGAGTATGCCGAACTCAACGGGCGACTCACCATCCTCGAGGCAGGCGGCGGGGGTGGCGGGGGTGGCG